GACGCCCGCGTGCTCTTCGCCCGGGAAGTGGGCGCGCGCCCGGAGGAGGTCTTCGTCCCGATCTCGTCGTCCGGCGTTCACGGTCTCCGCGGCCCGGGGGTCGCCGTGGTCGCTCATCACGACGGGTTCCAGATCCGGCAGAGGATCGCGGAGCTCTCGGCCATGCTCCGTGTGCAGGGGTTCGACGTTCTTCCCGCGAGCGATCCGCGGACGGTGGAGGCCGCGGTCGCCCACCTGGGCCGGCTCCGCGTGGAGCGCTCGGGGCAGCTCACGATCGAGACGAAGCAGTGAGCCGCGCTACCGTGGGGGGCGTGAATCCGCCCGGGGACCTGAAGACCGCGGAGGGGAAGAAGGCGTGGACGGAGGCGATCGTCACGCTGGAGGCCGACGGCCGCGAGCCGGCGCAGCTCGTGGAGCCGCTGAAGCGGTACGCCCGCGCGGCGGATCTGGAGGCGAAGCTGCGGGAGGAGTGGGTCGCGGACGGTTCGCCGGCGACGACCCTCGGGGGCGTGACGGGGAAGCTCATCGTCGAGCATCCGATGATCCGTTCGATCCGGGCCGCGTCGGAGCACTCCGCGAAGCTCTGGCAGGAGCTCGTCTACCCTCCGCGCCGTGGGCAAGTCGGCCGGCCGAAGGGAGCCACGAGCTCCCCGGACCGTGCGGCGTCACCGCCGAAGCTGAAGATGTTCGACGGGGGGAAGGGCTCGTGACCGATCCGCGCAGTGTGACGATCACCGTTGATCTCATGGAGTCGCCGCAGGTTCGCTCGATCCTCCTCCGGGCGCTCGATCTGCTGACCGAAGTCGAAGACCAGCGGGAGCCTCCGCCGGTCCGTGTCGCGGCGGCGGCGGCGGAGCTCCGGCTCGCGTTCGACGGGAAGGTGACGGGCGAACCGTTCCGGCCGGTCGAAGCGTGAGCGTCGCGGTCCCCGAGCGGAGCAGGGCCTACGCCGCGGGGAGCCGTGCCGAACACTTCTCGTGGTGGTCCGCGACGCATTGCGTCCAGACGATCGACCAATTCGCGGGGCTCCCGCTCGACTACGAACCGTGGCAGCTCGCGTTCCTGAACGAAGCGCTCGCGGTGAACGCGGACGGGAGTCCCTACTGGACGAGCGTCGTCCTATGCGTCCCACGGAAGAACGGGAAGACGACGCTCCTGTCCGCCTACGCGCTCTATCACTTGCTGGAGGATGACGGCCGGCCGGAGATCCTCTTCGCGGCGTCGTCGAACGAGCAGGCGGACAAGCTCTTCACGGCCGCGACGATGTTCGTCAACCAGAGCCCGTTCCTCATCCCGCAAGTCCACCTTCGCGACTACGACGGGGAGATCGTCCGCGTCGACGGGATGGGCGTGATCCAGCGGCTCGCGTCGGACGCGAAGACCCTCCACGGTGCGAACCCCTCGCTCGTGGTCGCGGACGAGCTCGCGCAGTGGACAACCCCGACGCTGCGGAAGTCCTTCGCGGCGCTCACCACGGGCGGCGGGGCGCGGAAGCGCCGGCAGCTCTTCAGCATCTCGACGGCCGGCGACGCGGCCGACCGCGACGTGAGCATCCTCGGACGGATCATCGACACGAACGAACGCGGGAACGACGTCGAATCCCCCTCGGAGGCGCTCACGATCTCCCGGAACCATCGGGCGCGCGTGCTGGTCTACAACTACTCCGCGAGGGTGGAGAGCCGGAAGGCGCCGATCGCCCGGATCAAGGCCGCGAACCCCGCGAGCTGGATCACGAAGGCGTATCTGGAGGAGCAGCAGGAGAACCCCGAGATCGACGACGCGGACTTCCTCCAGCTCCACGCCGGCGTGTGGGCGGAGGGCACGGGGAGCTACATCTCCGCCGACCGCTGGAAGGAGCTCGGGGACGGCGCGCCGCTCGCGGAGGGCGCCGCGGTCGCGCTCGGGATGGACGGATCCCGGACCCACGATACGACCGTCGTCGCCTGGGCCGCGCTCGCGGAAGACGGCCGGATTGACGTCGACTGTCGGATCTTCAGCGTCCGGCGGGACGCCCCGCACCACGAGCTCCACGAGGGCGGGAAGATCGACTACGACCGCGTGGAGGAGTTCGTGCTCGACCGCTTCGGCTTCTTCCGCGTCGGGCTCGCCGGCTACGACCCGCGCTATCTCGACCGCTCCGCGGAGCTCATCGACCGCCGGCTCCCGGAGTCGAAGATCGTCGTGATCGAGCCGCAGAGCCGGCTCATGCGGGACGCGATCGCCGCCTTTGAGCGGGGCGCGCTCGATGGTCGAATCAGGCATCGGGGGGACTCTGCGGTAGCGTCCCACGTAGCAGCGGTCAAGGCGGAGCGCGACGAGAAGGGGATCGTCATCCGCAAGAGGAAGCACACGAAGCCGATCGACGCCGTGGTGGCAATGGCGATCGCCTACTGGCTCGTGTCGAGTCGCCGGGCAGAATCGGTCTACGAACGGAAAGGGCTTCTGACGGTATGACGGGACGAGACTTCCTCCGGAGCTTCGTCGGTCCGGGCCGGGCTCCGGCTCCGGTCCCGTGGCTCCAGCAGGAGCAGAGATCAGGGCTCACGGAGCCCGAGGATTGGCTGGTCGACGCGCTCGGGGGGAGGCTCACCGCGAGCGGTGAGCGCGTCTCCGTGGAAGGTGCGATCGGGATCGACGCCGTCTTTGCGTGCGTCCAGCTCATCGCCGGTCAGGGAGGCTCCCTCCCGTGCGTCGTCTACTCCGGGCGCGGCCGGCAACGCTCGATCGCGGACACCGATCCGCGCTACTTCCTGCTCCACGAGGAGCCGAACCCGGAGACGGCGCCCGATCAGTTCTTCGAAGCGCTCCTCGCCGGCGTGCTCTTGTGGGGGAACGGCTTCGCGGAGAAGGTGAAGAACCGGGCCGGCACCGTCGCGGAGCTCTGGAATCTCGCGCCGAAGGGGATCGAGATCGAGCGGCTCCCGACGGGGGAGAAGCGCTTCCACGTCCCCGGGGAGTCCCGCACGTTCGGCTCCGACCGCCTCCTCCACGTCCCCGGCTTCGGGTGGGACGGGATCCGCGGCCGGTCCGTGATCGAGATCCACCGCGAGTCGCTCGGCACCGTGAAGGCGCGGGACGCATACGAGGGGCGCTTCTACTCCAACGATGCGACGCCCGGCGGGCTCCTGTCCGTGGAGGGTGAGCTCTCGGAGGGCGCCGCGCGCCGGCTCCGCGGTCAGTGGGAGGAAGCTCACCGCGGGAGCATGAACCGGCACCGCGTCGCCGTGCTGGAGGGCGGGACGAAGTGGCAGCAGATCGGGATCCCGCTGAAGGATCAGGAGTGGATCGAGCGGCAACGGTTCACCGTCGCGCAGATCTCCCGCATGTTCGGCGTCGCGCCGGAGCTCGTCGGCGGGGACCGCTCCGGCTCCCTGACCTGCTCGACCGTGGAGGGGCAGGCGATCCAGTTCGCCGTCTTCACGCTGCGCCGTTGGCTCGTGCGGACGGAGCGCTCGCTGCGCCGCGACCGGGATCTCTTCCCGGACCCTCGCGCCGCCTACCCGAAGTTCACGATTGACGCGCTCATGCGAGGCGACTCCACGGCCCGAGCGAACTTCTATCGGACGATGAAGGAGATCGGCGCCATGAGCGTGAATGACATTCGCGAGAAGGAAGATCTCCCGGACATCGGGCCGGAAGGCGACGTCTACGGGAGCTCCAGCAGTTCCGCTCCTGCGGTCCCCGAGCCCGGTCTGCGCGACCTGGGCCGGGCTGGAATCTCGCGTCCGGAGCCGGAGGCGCTAGCCTTCGCGTCGGGACACGCCGCAGCAGCACTCAACGGGAATCACGGGGAAGGGGTCTAGGTGAGGCTTCGGCACTTGTCCTATCCGGGCCGGCAGGGAGCGGGCGAATACCGCCGGCGCTCCGGTCCGCCGGAGGAGCTCGTCGGCTCGATCGAGCGCGAGCTGCGCGTCCGTGTCGGGGTCACGACCCCGATCGAGATCCGCGCGAGCGAAGACGGAGACCCGAACCTGCGGTCCGTCGTCGGTCACGCCGCGGTCTTCGACCGGCTCTCCGAGGAGCTCGGCATCCCGGGGATGAGCTTCCGTGAGCGCGTCCGTCGCGGCGCCTTCCGGAAGGTGCTCGACGAAGCTCAGGACACCGTCTTCCTGATCGAGCACGACTCCCGATGGCCGCTCGCGCGGACCCGCTCGGGGACGCTGGAGCTCTCGGAGGATCCCCGCGGTCTCCGGACCTTCGCGAAGATCGACACTCGCCAGAGCTACGCGGCGGATCTGATCGTCGCAATGGAGCGCCGCGACGTCGACCAGATGAGCTTCGGCTTCGTCTCCGGCGTCGACGAGTGGCTGGAGCGCCGCAACGAAGACGGCTCCGTCGAGATCGTCCGTGATCTGGTCGAGATCGAGCGTCTCTTCGACGTGAGCGCCGTCACCTTCCCCGCGTACCCGCAGACCGACGTCGGCCTCCGCGCCGCGATCACGGTCGCGGGAATCGAGATCGTCGACGACCTGGGGGCCGTCGACGTGGAGCAGCTCCGCGCGCTCGCGTGGAGCATCGAGAAGGGCGAGCTCGCCGCGACCGCCGAAGAGCGGGCGCTGGTCGACGCCGCCTTCTCCCGAACCGACACGGTCTCACCGTGGACGGCGCAGCGAGCACTCCGGGCCGTGGCTCTGGAGCCGGAGCTGCGGGGCGCCGTCCACGAGCCGGAGGAGATCGAGCCGAAGAAGGATCCGAACGTGGGCGACGCGCAGAGCGCGCTCGCAGCTCGTCGGCTCCGTCTGTCCAATCTGACGAGCTGACTAAGGAGTCACCGTGAAGCTGAAGGAGCTCCGCGCGCAGCGCGCGAAGCAGATCCAGACGATGCGCGACGTTCTCGACCGGGCGGAAGCCGAAGGCCGGGATCTGTCCGCCGAAGAGGTCGAGTCCTGCGACCGCATCGAGCAGGAGATCGACAAGACGACCGCGGAGATCCGGCGCTGGGAGCTCGTGTCGGAGCTCGACGTCGAGAGCCGTTCCCTGATCGGCCAGACCGGCGCGGGCGTCCCCGAGGAGCGGAAGCTCCTCACCCTGCAGGAGTGGCGCCAGCAGCAGGCGCCGGTCCGCGTTCAGGATGACCCGGAGTACCGCGAGGCGTTCTTCCGGTACATGACCGTCCGCGACCCGCGCGAGCTCTCCGTGGAGGAGCTCCGCGTGCTGTCGAAGGCGACGGCAGGCGCCGGTCTGAATCTCGTTCCGACGTCGTTCTCCCGGCAGCTCATCGACGTTCTCCGTTGGATGGGCTCGATCCGGTCGCTCGCGACGGTCATCACCACGGACTCCGGGGAAGCCTTTGAGCTCCCGACCGTGACCGCTCACGGGACGGCGTCGTGGCTCGCGGAGAACGCGGCGTTCTCGCCGTCCGACGAGACCTTCGGGAAGATCACGTTGAACGCGTACAAGGCCGGGACGATCATGATCGTCTCGGAGGAGCTCCTTCAGGACTCCGCCTTCGATCTCGACGCGTACATCTCCCGGGAGTTCGGGGAGCGGATCGGCGTGCTGGAGGAGACGGCCTACATGACCGGCGACGGCTCCGGGAAGCCGACCGGGCTCGTGGGCTCCGCGAGCGCCGGCGTCACCGCCGCGAGCGCGACCGCGATCACCGCGGACGAGATGCTGGATCTCTACTACTCCCTCGCGCCGCAGTACCGGCCGCGGGCGTCGTTCCTCGTCTCGGACGCGGCGGAGAAGATCCTCCGGAAGCTGAAGGGCTCGGACGGTCAGTACCAGTGGCAGACCGCGCTCACGGACGGGGCTCCGAACACCTTCAACGGCCGGCCCGTCTACGCTCACCCGGATCTCGCCGTGCCGGCGACCGGCGTCGTCCCCGCGCTCTTCGGGGACTTCAGCTACTACACCATCCGCGACGTGAACGGGATCGCCTTCCAGCGTCTCGTCGAGCTCTACGCCGCGAACGGGCAGGTTGGCTTCCGGGCCTACCACCGCACCGACGGCAAGCTGACGAACACCGCCGCGGTGAAGAAGCTGACGATGGCCTGATCTCTGCTCGGGGCGGGGCTCCGGCTCCGCCCCTTGCAGGGCTCCACACTCGACCCGGAGGAGGGTCTCCAGCATGGCGAACGCGAAGAACGAGCAGGACCCGAAGGACCCGGACGTCGTCGGCCCCGCGGCCGAGGGCGAGCCGGAGCCCGACCAGCCGAAGGCTTCCGAGCTGAAGAAGGCGGACGCCGTCTCCGGCCCGGACGTCTCCGACGCGGAGCCGAACGACCCGCCCGTCCGCACGGACCGGCCGGACGTCCCCGTGGTCTCCGTGCTGGCCGAGGGTGCCGGCGCGCACACGCCGCCGGACCCCGACAAGATCGGCCCCGACGGGCGCCCGGTCTGAAGGTGAGGGGAGGGGGGCCGGCGACGGCCCCCGCTCCCGCTGAACTGGACACGAGGAAGGGAGCTCGACGTGAAAGTGAAGATGCTGACCAGCCGCGCAGGAGTGAACGCTGAAGGCCGCGTCGTCGAGGTGGCGAACGTGGGCGACGAGATCGAGATCGACGACGCGCAGGCGGAGCTCCTGATCGAGCGCGGGCAGGCGGAGCGCGTCGGCCGCGGAGGGAAGCAGTCCGCGCAGGCCGTGGACCGCACCATCGGCGCCGCGCGAGAGACGCGGTAACCAGCCGTGGCGACTGGAGATCTCGTCACCCTCTCGGAGCTGAAGCTCCGTCTGGAGACCACGGAGACCGAACCCGACGCCGTGCTTCAGGCGGTCATCACCGCGGCGTCGCAGGCGATCGCCGTCCACACGGGCCGCGAGTTCGCCGGCCCCGCGACCGCGGAGACGCGGCCGTTCGCTCCCGCGGAGACGTGGGGAGACGACGGCTTCTTCGTCGGAGATCTCCAGTCGCTCACCGCCGGCGCCGGCGCCGTCCGGATCTTCGACCCCGACGGCGTCGAGCTCGCGTCTCTCGCGTCGACCGACTTCGTTCTGGAGCCGCGCGGCCGTGCCGCGGCCGAGCCGGCGGAGCGGATCCGCCCGAAGAGCACGGCGACGAGCGCGACCCTCGGGGCCGGCTACTCGATCACCGTCGCCGGATTGTGGGGATGGGCCGCTCCACCTGGGCCGGCTAAGGAAGCGTGCATCCAGACCGTCCGGAGCTGGATCCGAGCCGACGGCTCGCGCTTCGCGATGGGCGGCTTCTCCGACTCCGGGATGATCGCGCCGACGCCGGCGCCGACGTGGATGCTCCCGATGGCCGCGAAGCAGCTCCTCACGAACTACCGGCGCCGCGGGGTCGCCTGACCGTGCCGCTCTCCTCCGCGATCCCCCGCACGAAGAGGGCACTCGTCGACGCGCTGAACGCGCGGCCGGCGCTCGCCGGGAAGGTGACCTACGGGACGCCCCGCGAGACGCCGCGCGACGAGTGGATCCACGTCGGCCGCGTCGAGTGCGAGGAGCGGCCCGTCCATCTCGGGCGCAGCGCCATCGGCAAGCGCGAGGAGAACTTCCGGATCTCCGTCGTGATCTCCGTGGTCCGCTCTTGGCTGGAGCTACCGGAGACCGTCGCGGAGCGCGCCTTCGATCTCGCCGCGGAGCTGGAGGATGAGCTCCGACAGAATCCGACGCTCGGGCTCGACCCCGGGACGGACGGGCTCTATTGGGCGGGCGTCGTCCGGAAGGACGTCGACGAGGAAGGGGACGGCTCGCAACGGCAGGCCGTCTTGACCGTCCGCGTAGCGTGCATGGCGCGGATCTAGGGAGGAAGGGGAGAACCGATGGCAGAGACTCGACTCCGCTACACCGGCCCGATCGACGGCGTCGAGCTGTCGGCTTTCGGGAAGACGATCCCGGTCGCGGCCCGTGGGGAAGTGGAGCTCGCGGACCACCTCACGGCGAAGGACGCCGCGAGTCTGGCGAAGCAGCTCGTCGAGACCGGCGACTGGACGACCGTCCAGCGCGAGACCACGAAGGGCGACTCGCCCGGGGGTGAGAAGTAATGGCGATCAGATCGGGTCTCGGGGCGCAGCTCGGGCTCGCGGCGGAAACCACGTATGGGACCTATGTGGCCCCGACGCGGACCTTGGAGTTCACGTCCGAGGGTCTCACCGTCCAGCGCGAGCGGATCGAGTCGAGCGGGCTCCGGAAGGGTTCGACCGTCCGGCGGAACGCCCGGTGGGCGGACAACCGCAAGGGCGGCGGCGGGCCGCTCGCCTTTGAGCTCGCGAATAAGGGCTTCGGGCTCCCGCTGAAGCATGCGATGGGCGCCGTCACGACCACCACGCCCGGCGGATCGACGCTCGCGCGCCGGCACCGCTTCACCCTCGGAGATCTCGACAATCTCTCCCTGACGATCCAGAAGGGGATCCCGGAGGTCGAGACCGGCACCGTCCGCGCGTACTCGTTCCTCGGATGCGTCGTCACGGAGTGGGAGATGGGCGTCGACGTCGACGGGCTCGTGACGTTCGGGATGACCGTCGACGCGCAGGAGATGGACGACGCGCAGACCCTCGCCGTCGCCGCGTTCCCCGCGAACGACGAGCTCTTCAGCTACCAGCAGACCGCGATCACCGTTGACGGGGGCGCAGTGCTCCCGACGGCGCTCGCGCTCAACGTCGGGCACGGTCTGAACACGGGCCGCTACTACGTCCGAAACTCCCCGCTGAAGCGCCGCCCCGTGATCGCGGATATGCGGGACGTCCGCGGCTCCCTGACGCTGGAGTTCGGCACGGACGTTCAGGTCCAGCGGTTCCTCGACGCGGCCCCCGGGGCGGAGGTCCCGATCGTCGTGACGGTCGCCGGCGACCTGATCGACGGGACCACGAACTACGGGCTCACCGCGACGATGGCGAAGTGCCGCTTCGACGACGGCTTCCCGACGGTGTCGGGGCCGGACATCATCACGGTTACCGCTCCGTTCGTCGTGCTCGATGACTCGACGAACCCTCCCTTGCAGGTCGACTACTTCACCACGGACACCGCCCCGTAACGGGGCAGGGGAGGCGCAGTGCAGACCGTCGGCGTCGAAGGTCTCCAGCAGCTCCGCCGGACGCTGGGCAAGATGGACAAGACCTTGGTCGCCGGTATCCGCGAATCCATGCTGGAGGCGGCGGAGATCGTCGCAGCGGAGGCTCGACGGCGCGCGAGGGTGGGCGAACGGCCCATCCCGCGCGGCCGTCGTCCGATGGCACGGATGGCCGACACGATCGTCCCGTTCACGAAGGGAGCGGTCGCAGGTATCAGGACGCGGGCGGTAGCGCCGGACGGCTTCCCGTACCCTCGTCGCATCGAGTGGGAGCGTGGAGGCGAGCCCTTCATGCGGCCCGCGCTGGAGGCAAAGG